TCCATCATGGGGGCAACGCTAAAGCGCCGAGACAGGGCGGGGCTTGATTCTGCTGGGCTAAAACTTTGTTTATCTAGCATTTTACTCAACGTGTTCTGGGCGTGTTTTTGGGTGTTTTCAGGCGTTTTTCAGGCCTCAGTGGTACGATGTACCACTTCAAAACTGACGCGTACCACTTTCGATATGGCGACTATCAGGGCACGAAAACTGGCAGATGGGACGGTGAGCTACACGGCTCAAATCCGTATCAAGCGCGACGGAGTGCAAGTCTACCAAGAGAGCCAAACCTTCGCCCGAAAACAGGCTGCGCAAGCCTGGGCGCGTAAACGCGGGTCTGAGCTGGATGAGCCTGGTGCGATCGAGCGAGCGAGCCGCAAGGGCGTCACCGTCAAGGAAATGATCGATCAGTACCTGCTGGAGGTGGGTAAGGCCCGGCCGTTGGGCAAAACCAAGAAGGCCACTCTCAATGCGATCAGTGAAACGCACTTTGGCAAGTTGAACGATACCGACATCAACACCCAGTGCCTTGTCGATTTTGCCCTTTGGCGGATGAGCGGAGAGGGGGGGGCAGTCCAGCCGCAGACCGCCGGCAACGACTTAGCGCATCTCGGCGCTGTTCTGGCAATCGCAAAAGACGCATGGGGTTACCAGGTCGATCCGCTGGCGATGGGCGGCGCCCGTCGAGTGCTGCGCAAGCTGGGCTACAACCTGAAAAGCCGGGAGCGTGATCGCCGGCCGACGTTGGACGAGCTGGGGAAGGTGCTGAAGCACTACCAAGACATGCAGGCGAGGCGTCCGACAGTCATCAATATGTTGAAGGTCGCGGGCTTTGCTCTGTTCTCCACTCGTCGCCTGGATGAAATTACCCGTATTCGGTGGGCGGACCTCGACGAGGCTGGTCAGCGGGTGCTGGTGCGTGACATGAAAAACCCCGGGCAGAAGATCGGCAACGATGTTTGGTGCTATTTACCGGACGAGGCGTGGCACATCCTTCAGACAATGCCCAAGGCCGGCGACGACATCTTCCCCTACAGCCCTGAATCAATCTCTACATCCTGGACGAAAGCGTGCAAATTCCTTGAAATTGCGGATCTGCACTTCCACGACTTACGCCATGAAGGTATCAGCCGCCTGTTTGAAATGGATTGGGATATCCCGCGTGTAGCGAGTGTTTCCGGCCATAGGGATTGGAATTCGATGCGGCGATACACCCACCTGCGTGGCAAGGGGGACCGCTATTTAGGCTGGGAGTGGCACGAGAAGATATTGAGGGCGCCCGTCCAACTGGGCGCCGCATCAATGAAGTGGCTCAAACGACGTGTTTTAACCCGTTGAGCTGGCAGTGCTCTTTTACTGCGGCCGCGCGTTGTAGGTCCAGGTATGCGGCTAGGTCGGTGAGGTGAATACCCTTGGCCGACTTCTGGCTCGGCTCCAGGCGTGTGATCGGAAGCTTGATCTGACCACTCATCACCTTGCGGTGGAACATCTCCGGCGTCAGGTGGGTGAAGTAATCCCGGCACACCATTTCCAGCGAAATAATTGCCTGGCCGTTGTATTGGGCCATGAGAATGAAGGCTGTGTTCATGGTGATCCGCTCACATCCGAAACGATTGATGAATAAAGACCGGCAGCGCTTTGTGTTCTGCAGGCTTTGGTCCGTCGCCCTGGATCTCGCAAACGAACCGATGCCGCTTCCGGTTGAGCGCAGTCAGTGCCTCGGTCAACCCTGGTACGACGTCGGTGCATTGCTCGTAGGCGGTAGGTCCACTCCAGCTATCGGCCCTCACCACCTGGCAATCCGTGCGGGTCGCATCCGCGCACAGGTAAAGCAAAAGGAATACGGTCATGGTGCGTTCCCCGCGCCGCAGTTCGGGCAGTCGTCGAAGCGTTGACGTTCGCTGAGAAAACGCCCGCAGCCTTCGCAGTTGAGCCGATCGCTGTAGATGCGGTTTCGCGGGCGCTTGAGCTTGGGCAGTTTGAGGCCGACTGAGCGCATTGCCTGCCTGTGGTCGAGCTGCGCGGCCTGGACCACCGGCCGGGAACGCTCGACGATGTATCCGCACGGCCAAAGCTCTAAGCCTTGTGCCAGGTACCCAGCAGCATCTGCCGCCCCCGGGTGGATGGCGTCATCCAGGTTGGCGGTTGCGCCTTTGCCGCCGCGCCACACCAGATCATTGCCGTCCCACTCGCGTGCGTAGGCCACATACACGCGGCCGTCTTCGTTGCGGTATGCCTCGGCCTCTGACCTGCTGAGGTACTGGCAGTCAACGCCGACCTCTGCGCGAGTGCGGACGTACTCCACTGGCCAGGGCAGGTCGGTTTCGCGGCATTCGTACTGCTTGACCGCTGGCTCGCGTTTGAACTGCTCAGCCTCGTTGAGGTTCGAGGTGTAGCCGCCACCCTCTCGCCAGAACATGGCCCTGCTGCCGACGTTGCTGCGGCTGTCCTGCAACAAGAAGAGTTCAGACATGATTACTGCCCACCCATGAGCATGCGAGTTAGCGCGTTGGGTTGGCCGTCGGGTGTCAATTTGCTCAGCGGCTGTGTGGTGGTTCGGCCATTTGCACTGCGCAATGTCGCGATATCGCCAGTGATTGCCTCGATTACGGCTTTGCGGGCGCTGAAACTGTAGCTACGACCACCACCACTGATGGCGACGTAACTGACCTTGTCGCCGACAGCCATCGGGGTTGTGGTAGCCTCTGCGGTGCCGCCTTGGGGTTGATTCACTTGCATGGTGCTTCTCCTTTGGGTGGTCGGTGTCGAGGGGTTGCAGCCCCTCGACACCACCTTCTTACTGGCTTTCGCCGGTTGGGTTTTGCTTCCGCACCAGGTGCAGCAGCAGGTTTTCAAATTCAACAACTTCGTCCGTTTCTGACTGCCATTCCAGGACTGCCTGGATCTGTTCCCGGCTGCACTCAAGCACCAGAATTTCTTTGTCGCTTACCGCACGAACCTCCAGGATCGCGACCAGGCCGGCTGGGTCGTATGCTTCGGCGTGAACGATCTTCCCGGACTCGTTAAACCAGTCCTTCAGCTCTTTCAGGTGCCGGAGGCGGTTGGTTTCGCCTTGTTGGCCGTCACCGGTGATGACTTGTACGTGCATGGTGCTTCTCCTTTGGGTGGTCGGTGTCGAGGGGTTGCAGCCCCGGTGTGGTTTTCAGGCTTCGTCGGCCATGTCGTGCTCAATGATTGCGAGGACTTCGTCACGGTCCTTTGCATAAGCGAACGGCAGTTCTCCACCTGGTCGAGTCACGGGGTAGCGCGACTCAGGCAACCGGCACTCGGCGACGGTGTAACCGTTATCGGTGATCCAGCAGTTCTGTTGCACTTGCCCGTCTCTGTTTCGTTTTACTGCCCATTTCATGGTCATTCCCTCATTGAGCCAGTCCAGTAGCTACGCGCTCTTGAACACCCAGCAGCGCACGGTTAATGGTTTATTGAACAAGGCATTGCCGGCGCTTTGAGAGGCGCGGACCGCGCTGTACGTGGACTTGTTGGTTTCCAGCAGCTTTCTGCTGCGGCTCTCCGTCAGCAGGGAGCGCAAGGTCTTGAGGTCGGCCAGGTTCTGGCGATGGATGCTGGCCAGCTCGGCGAACTCGTTGAGGTTGATGGCGATCAACTTGGGGTCGGTGCTGTGGTTGACCTGCGGGCCATCGCCCAGGCTTTCGAGGTACTCGTAGACTTCCCAGAATTCGGCCACCAGCGGATGGTCGGCGCTGATCGCAGACTGGCGTTCCAAAGCCATGACCGTCAGGGCCTGGTGGGTTGTGATCCGTTGGTTTTCGCTCAGCGGGCAAATCAGGCACAGGCAGTCCACCAGGGCCATGATCTGGCTGTGGTTCTTTATGATCCGTTCGACGCGGATTTCCTTGAGCTTGCGCAGGTGTTGTTCGTGCACCAGAACCCGTTCGGCAAATTTCGCCATGATCTGGGCTTCGGCACGCACAGCCATCAGCAGGAAATGGCTGAGCTGCTCTACCGGGATCAGGTTGAGATTGTCTGCCGCTGCACGGCTCTCGGTGTTCACGTCCGGGCGTGCAAAGTGGGTTTTGATAATCCGGGTCAGGATCGCTTCAGAGGCGCTGACGTCGGCGTTTTGGCTGATGGCGATGGTCCCTCGAAACGGTGGTTCGTAGGTCTCGTTGCCGCTGGTTTTCATGCCCTTGGTGCCCAGGGTGCCGCCGCCGAAAAAGTCTTTCAGCTCGTCCCAGTCGAAGCCCTTGGCATGCGCTTTGTCCGGCTCATTACGGTCACCCTCGATCAGCACTACCGGCATGTTGGATACTTGGCCCATAGCGCGCTGGCGGCCTGCTCGGGTTGATTTAGATGGGTCAAAGCCTTCGTATTCGCGGCCCAGCAATTTCCACAGGAACATCAGCAGCGTGGTTTTACCGGCGCCGGCTTCGCCCGTGACTTCCAGAAATGGAAAGGATTTGTACTGCGCGCGAATCTGCTCGGCGAACAGCGAGCCAAACCAAAAGGCCAGAGCGACAATGCCTTTGGCGCCGAAGCACATCCAGAGCATTGGCAACCAGTCACTGCGGTAATGCTTGGCATCACGCTGGATATGCATTGCGATCGACTTCTGCAGCGTCTTCAGGCGCAGCTTGCCGAACTCGAAAAAGTCTTCCTTGTTGACCTGGCTGACAACCCCGTTACGCATGGCGAGGTCGCCGAACACGTAGGCGCCGTGTTCCTTGCTGTAGCCCACGTAGTCGATGGTCTCCACGGTTTTCAGGCCGTAGAGCTGGTCTTTCATGATCTTGTCGAGCTGCTGCCCGCTGCCGGTGAACACCGCCCCTGCGGCCATGCTCAGCAGGCGTTTTTTGAACTCGCTGGCGGCGGCAACCTGCCCACCGGTGAATGTGTTTTTAACGCTGCCACCGTCGTGCGGAAAGTCCACGCGGAAGTAGTACCAGGACTCATCTGTCACTTCGTTGCGCTGAAAGTACAGGGCCTGTGGGTAGCAGTTGGCGATTTCGACCACGCCGCCGCACTGGCGTAGAGCCTTGTCTCGGCGCTGTTTGTCGTTGAGCAACTGGTCTTCCTGGCGTTCGGAAGTCTCCAGCGCCTGCATGGCTTTGTTGAATTTTTCAAAGTCCATTTTGAACCAGTAAAGCCGGCTCTCGAACCCGAAGAAAAATTCGTGTCGCTCAAAATGGTCGTACATGAGTACGCCTTTCTCCGAGGCACTCTCAGCCAGGAGCAGGTCGCCGTGATAACGGGCAGTGTCCAAGTCCTTTTCGATCTGCTTAGCGCGCTGTTCGTCACCGTCGACAAATTGCCAACGCTGGTGCAGGTCGTTCCAGTCGACTTTGCGACTGTCGGGCTGGGGTATTTGCGCCGCTTCACAGACGTAGCCCAGGGCGCGTGCCTGACGCACCCAGCGCTTGGTGTACCGGTGAGCGCCTGGCTCGTTGTCCAGAGCCCAGATCAGCTTGGGAAGCTTGCCGCCGCGTTGGCGGGCAAGTTCCTTCAGTGATTCTTCGGGATAGGCGCCGGATGACATTGCTGAAACGGCCGCTATGCCGTTGTGCACCAAGGCGATGGCGTCAAATATGCCCTCAACAATCCACAGTTCCTTGACGTCCAGAAGCTCAACACACGGCGGGCACCACCAAACGCCACGCGGGCTGTCGCCGGGTTTGAAACGGGCTTTCATCTTTCCGAAGCGGTGCGGACGGTCAATCAGCCGCTCCCAGTAACCACCTTTATCCAGTGCGAACCGCACCGTGGCGCTGCCTTCGTTCAGCTCGTTGGAGAAGTATGAGTCCTGGGTGAACCAACCCTGGATGACGTCGAAGCGAAAACCGCGTGCGAACTCCAAGTAAGCGCGGGCTGTGGCGTTCGGGTGCTGCTCAGTGGCCGGTGCGCGGCTGCTCCAGTCGTTGAACAGGTCCTCGTAGATCTCTTTGACGTGCCAGGTCTGGCCGCACTTGCCACGGCCGCAGCGGATGACCCACGGCGCGTCATGGAAAGCGTACAACTCTTTTTTATTGCAGGCTGGGCATTTGCCTTCCCGCATGTATTGGCCGGCCTTGTGCTTGAAACCGTAATCGGATTTCAGGCGGTCCAGGATGTCGGCGCGCAACTCGTATTCCATTGTCATTGGGGCTTAATTCACTTCGCCGAGGCTATGTTTAAGGGCGCCTATCAGGCTTTTTCGTGCGGCCAACCCAGGGAAGGCCACCAGCAACGAGCCATGCCGCAACCCTTCGGGAATCATGCGAAAACGGTCGTCATACCAATGCTCGTTGAACAGCAACGCGTACTGCGCACGCAGCTCAACGAGCAATGCCTCGGCCTGGTCGCGGGGCAGTTTTGCGGTGATGGCGATGTCGATTTCCATGGTCCACCTCGGATTGCGGGCAAAGCTCACCCAAACCCATTGGGAACGGGGCAGGGCGGGGGTTTAAAAGGAAGCGTTACTGAGGGTGTGGCTTGTGTACGGCGTTTCGCTGGTCGAGCATTTTTTGCGGCAGAAAGCGAGCCGGAACCGGGAAGCGTTGATCCGCCAGAACATCCACCAGGTGTACACGGGTGCTGTCAGCCCCATTGGCCCAGTCGACGCCTATCCATCGGCGCTTTTTGATCATTTGCAGTTCAGTCCAGGCGTTGTGAACTAGCTTTGGCGCCATAAACACCGGCACTTCCAACGCAAGGGTCAGGTGACGGATGCAGCGATCAAACAACAGATCGGAGTCCACCAGGTGTTCAGCTTCATGGCGTTGCAGGTAGGCGAAAGCAGCTTGTTGCATGCTGCTGCGGTAGTCATGAGTCTGTTGATCGAGGTTCATCACGCGCGCTCCATTTCCAGTTCGTCCAACAGATCGGGCTGATTGTTGGCTGTTTTCATTGCCTGGCGACGAATGACCACGTCTGCAACTGGCAGCTTTACAGCTGGGTTGGGCATGCCGCTGGGGCTCAGCTCGTGGGTCATCTGAAACTCAGCACGCACCGCCCAGCCGCAGGCTTCGTTCGTGCATTGCATGTAAGTGATGCGCAGGAAAATATGTTGGCCTTCGCTGGTGCGGATGCGCATGCGGCCGTGGCAGTGGGGGCAGACCAGTTTGTAGGTACTCACTAAACAGCTCCCTGGCTGTACAGCTGGATAGTCGCGAACACCTCGGCGTAGCGGGCTGACATGTAGGTGATCAGGGCGGCAACGATTGCGTCGGCTTCCCGCTTTTCGATGATTCCGTCATCCAAAGCTGCCGACATGATCTGGTCGACCTTGCCCCGTTGGGCCGAGGCCTTGAGCGAGCGGCTGTACAGCTCAACGTTGTCCAGGTCCTCGGGAACGCTCAGCGGTACGAACATGCCGCCGTACATTGAGGCGATGTAGTCCGCCAGAAACGTGGTCCCGGCAACCTGTTCCAGACGGTGAATGTGTTCGTCGGTCAGCGGGCGGCTGCCAGCGTTCTCGTAGGCCTGGTTGTCGAACTTTTTCAGCGGCATACCGAGGTCTGCCGAGGCGTAAGACCGACCGCCAGGGTAGGCGCCGATGACGGCCATAACGACGCTCTTTCTGCTGTCTAGAACTGGGCGTTTCATCTTCTGGTTTCCCCTTGGAGCCAGAGGCCCTAGTTTGTGATCTGGCCGTCTTTGATCCCGAGCAGAACAGCTGCTCGATGTGCTTCACCGCGACGGCCCTTTTTACGGCCGTTGAGCAGATCGCTGACCAGATTTTTGTTCAAGCCATGTTGACGGCTAAATTCGGCAATGCTTTTACCCTCGCGATCAAGAACCGCGCGGGCTTGCTCGGGGGTCTGTAGGGCATGCATAGTGTTCGTCCGTGTTTAATCGTGTTCGACGACAAGGATTCTTGGTCAGATTTCTGCTCAAGTCAAACTATTTTGATCAAAAAATTGCTCATTTCTTTAGGGGTAGGTGAACGCCTGCGGGAAGAACGCGAGCGGCTGGGGAAAAACCAGACCGATTTTGGCGTCTCGGCAGGCGTGAGCCGTGGAACTCAAAAGGCGTATGAGCTTGAGTCCAGCTCGCCCGATGTACGCTATCTCTCTGGCCTCCAAGAGCTTGGAGTTGACGTGCATTACGTGCTGACCGGCTCGCGGGTCGACACAAATCTCAACAACCTCAGTGAAGTCGAGTCGGCCGTCTTGGGGAGCATGCGTCAGATGTCAGAAGCGGATCGCAATGTACTGTTGCGGACGGCGTCGGCATTTGCGAGCGCGGCTGCTCTGGACGAATTGAAGTCACCCAATTAGCGCAGTGCTGCTGTCGAAACGGATTTGATACGCCGACCATGAAGGTCGGTTTTTTTCGTGGGAAATAGAAAGGAGCTGTTCGAATGGCGTTGAAGCCCTGTAAATCGTGTAAGCACAACGTGGATGCCACCGCAAAGGTCTGCCCAAGCTGTGGAGTAAAAAACCCTGGAGTCACCGTTAGGCAACAGTTCTTCGGACTTTTAATACTGCTGGTGATAATCGTTGTAGCAGTGTCGATGTGTTCAAGTGGTAGCGACGAAAAACCAGTCGAGAAAGCCGCACAGAAGTCTGTAACGACTGCTGTAGCGCAGCCCTCTTACGCGATTACTAAAGACGATTTCCGCGAAGGCAGGCCACGCAAAGTCGAGGTCATGCTTCCCAAGCGGTTAAACGACGCAGACTTGGCTGAGGTTGCTAAAGCCGTTCGTGCTGATACCAAATTCAAGGCCGATAAAACCTTCATAGGATTCCGCGTCGAAGGTCAGACCGACAGCGCTTATTGGGCTAACGCCAGTTTCGACCCGAATTACAGAGCATCTTTGATTGGTTTGAGCGCTAAGGACTACGAAGCCCTGAAAGCGCTAAACCTGAAAGCGTACCCGAACAGGATTGGCAGCTGGTTACGGGACGGCGCGCTGGGTCATGTGATGGTGCTGTACAAGCAGAACGACAAGTATCTAATCGATTCTGTCTTTGCTGGCGGTGGGAAAAATACAGATCACTATGTTGGAAAAAAACAACCGGATGGCGGGCTGCGACTGGACGACCCTGAGACCAGTTTCAACGAGCACTACGTCGTTGATGCCAAGGGCAATTTGCAAGGGTGGGGTGAGAACGGCGTGTACATGACGCTGCCCCCGTTTAAGCCCGCGCAGTGACGTAAACAGCACACACAATTTTTTCTTTGCCGTCCGATGACACAGCAAAACGTGAGAGAGATTGCCTGTTCCCCTGGAGACTTTAACGGTGCCATGTAGGCGCCGAGTCCCCGTTGCGTGTGAAAGGAGTATTCGCATGATGGAGAACAGCTGTGTGTCGGAAAGCCAAGTGTCAGTCGTAGATGCGAACTGCCTTAGCGATCAGGAGGTGATGTTGCTGGCGATGTTCAGGGCCATCAGCCCCCAGCGACAGACAGATTTACTGCGGTTGTTGGAGGTTTTTACCCACGCACCTGAGTAAATTGTTAGCAGGCCCCGGACTCGGTCCGGGGTTTATACCTGCTTCTCGGCCTGAGCCTTTTTCCACTCCCGATCCACCGCCCGCTTGGCGGTCTTTTCACTTGCGTATAGCCACCGCAACCGCCTCGGCTTCGTCTGATCCCCCGCCGTAATCGTCTTTTCCTTCCCGGTTTTCTGATCGCGGTAGTACGCGATGATCCCCGTGTGATCGCCCTTGTTCTCTTCTGCCAGGTCCTCAACGTTGTCCTCCGGCAGCTTGCTTTCCAGCTCGAGGCTCACCGTATAGCCGCCATCAGCAGTAAGGCTGTGCTGCACGTTGCCGCCGTACCAGATAATTTCGTCGATCTCGGCCTTAACGCCCTGAAGCGTATACGTCAGCTCGGGGATCAGGTCCGGCCTACCCATAGCCAGGGTGTAACTGAGCGTGGCACTGCCGCGTTGCAGTCGCCGAAACTCCGCGCGGGCGGCGCGCAGGGCTGACTGCTGGTCGCTGTACGTGTGGCGCAGGTCCTTGAGATTGTCACCGCCGCCGGCAATGGCTTCCTGTTTCTTGGCGCTATTCACATCGTAGTAATAGGCCCGCACACCGTCGTAGCTGTCGCGGTCGGCTTGCAGGTAACGATGCTGGTCGCCGTCTTCGCGGGTGAGGGTGATATGGGGGAGGGCCATGCCGCTGGCGGTCTTGCCGCCACCCGCCGGCAGGCACAGCAGGCACCCTGCTTTGACGCTGGCCACCGCGTCGAATTCTTCGCCCAGACGGCTGATCAGATTGGCGTCAGACTCGTTCGCCTGATCAAGCTGCAGGATGGGCAAACCGTCGAGGGCACCGGAAATAGTGGCGGTGAGTCCGTTGCCGATGGCGATATCGCCCAGGACGTCGCCGAGGGTGGTGTTGCTCCAGCTGCGCTCGCGCTTGGTTTTCAGGCCTTTGCGCAGATCTGCCGATCGAGCGCGGATGCTGAGCACGTCTGGCGCACCGCTATGTTCGGTTTCGTCGACGGTGTAGGTGCCTTTGTCCACCAGGCCGGTGTCGCTCCAGCCCAACCACAACCGGATCACTGCTCCCTTCGGCGGAATCGTCAGTAAACCGTCATGGTCGCTGAGGGTGATGCTGATTTGGTCGGCCTCGACGCCGCGGTTGTCGGTCAGCTCCAGGCTCATCAGCCGCGGGCTGATTATTTGGGCAATGTCCAGGCCGTCGACGGCGAGCCGGAAGGCCGGCACCGGATAGGCTGCGTCCCGGACGTAGCGCTCTGCGGTGTTTCGCAGGTAACCGGTGACCTTGGCAATGATGGGCTCGATCACAGCAGGCCCCGCAGGATGTTGACGCCGATGCTGGTACCAGCGCCGAGCAGGTCGATACGGTCATCGTCGGTGCGCTTGAGGCTCAGGGTGAACTCAATGCGCCGTGCCGTACCATCGGGGAAAAAAATGGTCCTGGTTTCGCTGAGGCTTTCGATCACCCACAGGCCGTAGATCCGCCCTGTGCCCTCGACCATGGGCCAGGCCTTGCCGGTGTTTGCCATCAGGCGTAGCGAGTCGAGGCTGAGGGCTGTGCCGGCCAGTTCGGGGAAAAGGATGCCGGGGAGTGTGATGGCGTCTTCGCCACGGCCAACGAATTGCCGCGCAGGGGCGGCGCCGATGCGGTTGTTGCTGGCGTGGCGCCAATCGGTTTGGCGTTGCAGCTCCTGGTAGGCGGCGGTGTGGAGGCTGAACACGAACATGCCGAGGGCCATCATCATGGTGGTTATTCCAGATCGGAGAGTTTGCTGCGCTGACGCGCTTTCTTTTCGTTTTCGATGCGGGACAGAATCGCGCGCAGGCTCTTTTCCAGGCTTTGCATGTCGGTGCCAGGCCCTGCCGTGATGCTGATTTCGTAGGTGTCGTGGCTGTCGTAGACGACGGCTGCTGACGATCCGCTAATCGGGGGCGCGTTATCCACGGTAAACGCCGGCATCGCGGTAGCGCTGAGCGCCAGAGTGCCGGCGGCGGTCATCTGCTTGCTCATGCTGGTCAGGGCGTCCAGCGGGCCTTTCTGCCCTCCCTCAAGGCCCTGAGTAAGCCCTGCCATGGTGAACCCGCCCAGCTCAGCAAATACCCGCGACGGGCTGTGGATACCGAGTTTTTCCTTGAACCAACCAATGCTGGCGTCTCCGATCGAGCCGATGGCGTCTTTGACGGCGCCGATTCCGGCCGTCAGCCCATTGATCAGACCGTTGACGATCATGCCGCCGAACTCGGTAAAGCGTCCGGGTAGTTCGATACCCAGGTAACTCATCACGCCGGCGAACGCCTGATACACCAAGCCGAGTGGGCTGAAGTTGACCAGGGTGGTGATGATGCCACCGATCCCACCATCGAAACCCGCTTTGATCTCCGTCCAGGCGTTGGCGAAGTAGTTCTTCACCGCATCCCAGTTTTTGTAGATCAGGTAAGCCCCGCCAGCGAGCGCGGCGACAACGGCGGCGATGATCAGAACGATTGGGTTCGCTGCTAGGCCCCACAGAGCGACGCCTACAGTGCGCAGTGCGGTCAGCAGGGCGCCGCCCATTGTCGTTGCAACCATACGAACGCCCTGGGCAAACATTGGGAATGCATTGCGGGCCAGTCCGGTCAGCGTGGGCATCAACCGGCCGAGCATCTTGGTGATGCCGCCACCCTGGAGACCGAACATGGTCATGCCGTAGCGCAGCACTGCGAACGGCCCCAGCATGCTTGCCATGGTCAGCGCCAAACCGCCGAAAACGAATGCCATTGCAGCAATTGCGGCCACGACCTTGACCAGGCCACCAGCCAATTTTGGATTCTCTCGAGCCCAGGCACCGACGCTGTTTGCGATTCCGCCCAGAGTGTTGATGAGGTCTTTCAGGTCTGGAGCTACTGCTGCACCAAACTCTGCCATAGCGTTGGTGAAACTGCCCTCAGCAGCTTCCATGACGTTTGTAAGCGTACCGAGCTGTTCATTAACACGGGTACGTAGGTCGGCCTGGGTTTGCAGCTTTTGTTGCACCTCGCGATATCCGGCGAGGCCTTTGTTCATCATCGTATTCAGGGTGGTAAGTGTTTCAGCATCGTCCCCGAAGAGCTTACCGATAACCGCTGTACGATCGGTGTCATTCAGAACCTTGAGCTTTTCGACCTGCGCATACAGGTTTTCGAGCCCCGCGAAGTTGCCGTCTTTATTCGTGAATTTGAGCGAAACACCTTTGTTTGCTCCCGCAGCAATCTTATTGGCCTTATCGACCTTGTCCTGGTCCAGGCCCGCCTGGAAGATTTTGCGGAAGGAGTTACCTGCCGCACTTCCATCCATACCTGCCTGGTCCATCATGATCAACAGCGGGGCAAGTTCCTTGGCTGCATCAAGCCCCGATTTTTTGATGGTATCCATCACTGGCGCGATTTTGCTGAAGCCCTGGAGCATCTTGTCCGAGTCCAAACCGGCGTAGAAACCACGCTGGATGGTATCCATCAGACTCATCATGTCTTTTTCGCTGGTACGCGTGGCGTCCTGCATCTTGGCGGCAAACTCCGCCGCCTCTGTGGCGCCCATGTTCAACTGTACGCCCAGGTATGCTGCGGCTTCACCGGTACCACCGAGGATGCTCTGAGCGCTGATGCCCTGGCGCCGGAGCATCGTCATCATGTTCTGGAAGTCAGCCGTGGTGCCTGGCAGCCGGTCGCCCAGCTTGGTGGCCAGGTCAGTGATCTTTTGGAAGTCCTCGGAGACTTTGCCCGTGTTGTCCATCATCGACACTTTGAGCTGTGTCGCGGAATCCTCATTCGGCGCAAAAGCCTTCACTGCGGCGGCAACGGGGCGGCTCGCTGCATAGCCAACACCCAAGCCGGCGGCGCCGTTCACAGCAAGGTTGCCGGCGGCGCGCTGGGACTTCTCCATTTGGCTACGAGCCAACGCTGCGCGCTTGTGCTGGGCGCTCAGCTCGGCCATGCGCTTGCCTTGCGTGCTGATGCTGGCGTTGGTGGCGTTGATTTGCTCGCGCAGCTGGCGCTCATGGGTGCCAAGATTTTTAGTGCTGATGCCGGCGTCGTAGAGCTTCGATCGCAGCCCTTGCAACTGAACGCTCTGTTGCTGGTGCTGCTGCTTGAGTCGGGCGGCCTCGCGCACTGCTGCCTGGAAGCTGCGGGTCATTGCCCTGGTCGGCGCGTCGGTGGCGGCGAGTTCCTGGCTGAGGGATTTGACTCGATCACGTGCAGCAGTGAGCGATGTACCGGTTTGTTCGGCTGCTGCTCGCTGAGCCCGCCAGGCGCTGACGTCTTTCTGTTGGGAGGTGAGTTCTTTCAGGCGGTCGCGAGCAGCCTTGAGGGCACGCGCTGTCTCGATGCCCCCTTCGCTGATGTGCTTCAGCGGGCGGGTTGCCTTGTCGATGGTACTGAGCAGCACCTGAAGTCTCAGATCATTTGCCATCGGTGGAGCTCCGCACCCTGGCGCGCTCGCGCCAGTCCATCAGTTCCTTCAGGCCCAACTGATCCATATCAGCCGGTGCCCAGTGAAAAACCACGGCCAGGTCGGCCATGGCGTCCTCTACGCAACGAGGGATGCGTCCGTCTTCATCGATTTCTGTAACAAAAAACCGCACACCTTGGTGCCAAGCGCGAACAGATCGGCAGGGTCCATCGACGTGACTTCAATGGCAGTGAGGGTGGGACTGCTGATGCGCGGCACCACCTTGACCAGGCTGTTGACGTCCATCTGCAACAGCTCGGACAGGCTCACGCCACGCAGTTCGCCCGAGTTGGGCTTGCGCAGGGTGATGCTGTCGATGCTGGTGGTGCCACGGCGGATCGGCGTGTCGAGGATGACGGTGTTGTCGTCGGCCAGTGGTTTCACGTCGGGTTGTTCGGTGGTTTCAGTCTTCATGGGTAACGCTCCTGGTGATGAAGGGGGGTTAGCGATCGATGCCGGCGATCAAAGGCCGATGGCGCTGCGCTGTTTCTCCAGCATGTCGACGCCGCCGACCTTCTCGATGAAATTCAGCAGGTCGATTTCGATGATGTCTTCGTTGTCGACGGTCAGCTTGTAGTAGCTGCAGGTGGTGGTGATGGAGTGCTCGGTGTCTTCACCAGGTGTGGCGTCACCCATTTCAATGGTTTCGTGACGGCCGCGAACGGTCACTTCTACGGCGCTGATTTCACCGGTGTCGTCCTGCTGAAAGGCACCCGCGAAGCGCAGAGCAACACCCGCTGCGTTGATGGCGCCGAATTGCTTGAGCACGATCAGATCCAGGCCACCCAGCTTCCATTCCAGCTGGATACCGTCGTCGGACATGCCCAAGTCAGCCTTGACCGGGCCATTCATGCCGGCGGCGCGCCAGGCTTCCATCTTGCGGCCCAGAGAGGGCAGGGTGACGGTTTTGACTTTGCCTTGGTAGCTGCCGCCGTCGTTGAACAGGTTCATGTTTTTCAGTTTGTGAGGCATGGCCATGGCGGGAATCTCCGGGGTTATGGCACAGGGTTAACTCCCCTTGCGGGGAGGCCCGGTTTAAGCGTTGACGGCGGCGGCGAACTGCATCAGGTAGCGGTCGGTGATGCGCTGACGCAAGGTGAGGTCTTCCAGGGGCGGCACGGGGGTGTAGTCGTAATCTAGGGTCAGCTTCCCGGCCTTGAGGGTGTCCTTGTCGTTGACGTCTTCTGGGTACCAGCAGCTGCCGCCGATCAGGTAGCCCTGGTTGACCAGTTCGCGGAACTTGGCGTTGATCCCGTTGATGATGTCTTTGACCAGGGAGGCGTGCATGGGCTTGTCCATGGCCCACATGTGCGCCTCGGCCATGGTGTCGGCGATGATCTGCGCGGTGCGGGTGTAGTTTTCGAACGCGAACAGCGGATCGTCGCTGCACGTACGGCTACCCCAGAAGCGGAAGCCACCCTCGTTGATCAGGGTGGTGACCTCGTTGCTGTTGAGGTAGTTGGCGTCGGTGGCCGGGTTCTGCAGGTCCCAGAACACGTCGGCGCTGATACCGGTCACGCCGTTGACAGCGACGTTGGAGATGGTCTTGTGCCAGCCGATGTCTTTGTCGATCAGCGCCCGCAGGCCCAGCGCACGGGCTACTGCCGATGCGGTGACGGTCGCGCTGGTGACCGTGTCCCAGTTCTGGAACTCCGGCCAGATCACCATGACTTCACGGGCGCCGAAGTTTTCGCGATAGGCGACCACCTCTTCCTTGGTTTTGCAGTCCCACGCACTGACGTAGGCGAAGGCGCGCAGGTCCTTGGCGATCGATACCAGGGCGGTGGCCACCGGCTGGCTGTCGAGGCCTGGCACACCGAGGATGCGCGGCGTCATGCCCACTCGGGCCTTGGCGGCGAGCAGGGCTTTCATGCCGGTGTACTTGCCGTCGGCGGTGGTGGTGCCGATCAGGGCGCTGGTGGTGGTGGCTTCGTCTGCGCCTTCCTTGACCCGCACCACGATGGTGTAGGGTTTGGTCTGGTCCGCGATGGCCTGAAGGCTCTTCGCCAGGGTGCCTTTGACGCCGGCTTTGGCGATGGCGGTTTGCACATTGGTCAGCAGGACAGGGGTGTCCAGCGGGAAAGCGAGCGGGTCTGCATCTTCAGCCGTACATACCAGGCCGATGACTGCGGTTGCGATGGTGCGAATGGGGCGGGTGCCGTCGTTGAGTTCGAGAACCCGCACGCCGTGGAGATAGTCTGAACCGGCCATGGGTGGTTGCCTGCGCTGTGATGGAATGACAGTGCACAGGCTGCCGCGCGCGCGCCGGATGGGCGAGCGGCGGCACTTGTAGGGAATGGGGTTACAGGTGGCAGATGGTCAGGCGGGATTGATCTTGTAGCGTTTGCCGCCACCGATGCGGACGCCGGCCCAAAACAGCCAGGCTCGCCAGCGTGCAATTCCCTCGGCACGCAGGCTGCGGTACAGCACCGCGTCGGCCTGTTTACGAGTGAGCGGCCCGGTGGTGTAGAGCCAGTCGTGCACGGTGGCGGCGTAGTTGCCGTAGCCGGCGAGCAGGGCGTACAGCACGAACAGGAAGATGTTGTGCAAGAACCGGATGCTGGCGAAGTCGGTCCTGAAGCCCGCCGGTACCGTTATCAGGCCGTGCTCATCGTCCTGCAGCGACAGCTCGTCCAGCAGAGTGCGCTCCCACTTGCTGTCCTGTTCGGTTTTCAGAGTGTTCAGGAACTTGCTCACGCCGGCCACCATACGTCGTCGGTGAAGTTCTCAGGAATCTCCGGCAGATCCTTCAATGCACGACCGGCGTAGATAAGCTCCGACTTCCGCAGCGCGGCGGTTCGCCCGAACTCCACAACGGTCTGTGCGTCCATGGGCACCAGGGTGTTTTCGGCGCAGATCCAGGCGAAGTCCTGGTCAGGGTTTGACCAGCGCAAGTCGCCGGGTTGAACGCCTGCCACCACTGCCATGAACGCCATTTGAGCAGCTCCTGCAATGTTTTCTCGGTCGGTCGTTTTCGACTGATAGAGCACTCCATCGAACGTTACGCCCGCGTCTATACGGCGGTCACGCTCTGCATCGATCTGCTCGCGCGTAGGTGGAAGTGACTCGGGCTCGGTCGATGTAATTGCACCTGAGTCGTCAATCCGCCATATCGAATCGGGTTGTTGGAGGATGCGTGTCGACAGGTCGTCGCTTAGCTTTACCGCTCCATCTGGGATGGCATGCACCCCAGAGATGAGCATCTGCTGAAACAAACCATCATTGTTGAACACAGCGTAAATAACTGACATATCAGCGCCCTAATGCAAACCAGAAAAAAGAATACGTCCCGCCGGCAGTCCAGCTGAGGATCATCGAGTTTGTAGTCAACGACTGCACGTTTGCCGCGACCGTACTTGGGCTCCCTCCGACAATTGAGTTTGGTACGGCCCAGGCAATAAGGCACTCAACCGGAAATGGTATTGCGAACGGCACGGAGGTGCCGGAGGTGAAGCTTCTATTTCCCCATTGCCACACCAGGCCACCCATCCAACTGGGGAAGTAGATGTAACCATTAACGCCCAACGAGACCTTGAAGCCCGCGCGCAGCTTTTTAGGCGTGACAATCGTTGCGTCATCAAGTCCTTGGTCGACTTGAGCTTGGGTTGCGACTTTCGCAGTACCTTGATTTGTTTCGGTTGCCTGCGCCGCCAATGTAGCGAGCGCAGCAATATCAATATTCCCCTGGTTTATCGGCGCGTTCCAGGCCTTAACGCACCACATCACCGCCAGGTTTCGTGGCCGCGTGGCGCCGTAAGATATTTCACCGTTATCGGCTAGACCGCTGACCGTTCCCGCATTACCAACAGCCACTGCCGCCGATGGATAAAGTGCTGCCTGCGTTGCGTCATAACCCAAATCGGCACGACCATTATCCCCCGTAGCAGGCAATACCCCCGAACGCGGGCCGCATACGCCGTTTGATGGCCCGATGTCGAACGATTGAACAGTACCCTTCTGCCAACTACCAATCACACGACCAGCATCCACCCCGCGCCCATGGTCCCAGCCGCGCAGGAACTCACCGCGCGACTCGGGCAGGCGAAAGTTACCGGCGCCCTCGTCGCCCTTGTTGAATGCACCGCCCAGGAACGTGGCCAGGTCGGGATAAGCCGCCGTGCTTTTGACGCTGCCGTCCAACTCCAGAAAGCCCGGCGCCACCTTGTCCACGGGAAAACCGATCATCGAACCTACAGGCAACGCAGATGCCTGAGCGATCATCGCCGCGATTTCATCCTTGGTGTATGTGTCGGTGATTCCGTGACCAGCCAGTGTGGTAGGGGTGGTACCGGCAATCACCCGGCCGTACTTGTCGACCGTCACCTTGGTGTATGCGCCGGCGCTGACACCCGTGCGTCCAGCAACCATTTCGAAGGCCAACGCAGTGGTGCCCAGGACAATCGGCGCATCCGTCACCAGCTGCCACACGCTATCGCCGTTGACCGTGCCCTTTTCGACACTGACAAACAGCCCAGGCGTCACCTCGACGCTGGTGTCAGCATCCTGCGCACGTTTCCAGACGCCCGCTGCGGGGACAACATAGATACCGTTTTCCTTGGCTTGAGCCTGATCCTTCACCAGGACGCGGGCACCGGCCGGCAATAGCTCTCCGTCGATGGTCTGGATACCGCTCAGCGTGATATTTGCCGTAGTTGCCGCCAGCACTGAGTGCTTGTAGTCCAGCTTTGATAGCGCCTCAACAATGACGGTGTCGACGTATTCGCGGGTCGCCAAGACAACGCTGGGGTCGATCTTCAGCTCAATGTTCGCCGTGCTGCTGACGATCAGGTTGATGCGAATCACCTGGGTCCTGCCTGAACCCTGGGTGAGCAGTGGCTTGAACGTGGGCGCGCAGTTGGCGACCGCAACCATGTCGCCGTCCGCGTCATACAACGCAAGTTCCCGCACCCACCACCCGCCGACACTCTCGGGGATGATCTGTTCAGCGATGATCACGCTGGCGTTGGCCGGGTCGACCTTGACCTGGTTCAACGGCGCACGTCGGCGTTCGTTGATCAACTTGGTTTGTGTGCGGCTGGGGATAGGGTCTGTGCCGTTGGCATCACCCACGGCCATCTGGGCGAACGTCCATGATGTGCCGAGGGCTGCGGCGTTCGCCTGTTTGGCTTCGCCGACGGCGGTGAGGATCGCGAAAAACTGGCTGTTTTGATCGGTCATGAGTAGATGTCCATCGTGTCGATATGGTGTTCGCGGCCACCGATGCGGTACACACCGCTGACGTCGATATCGCGTTGGGTCGGTGGGTAAACGCTGAGTACGTCGCCTTCGTATACGCAGGCACCGATAAACACGGTGCCGGTACTTTCAAGGCTGATTGCCAGGCCGATCAGCGGACGGGTGAGCGGCTTGGCGTCATCGATCAGCCAGATCAGCTCTTGGTACATTTCTTCGGTGATGCCGGTGTCGAGCACGCCGATTTTGAGGGCAAAGGTGCCGGGAACCCCTTCCGGCACGGTCTGCCACCACTCCACCACTTCGATCAGGTAGCCCAGCGGTTCGACGACTCTACGCAGGGCGCCGATGGTGCCTTTGTGCGCGTGGATGTAGCGGGATGAACGAATGGCGGCGCGCTTGGTGGCTTCGGACCAGGTGCTGTCCCAGCGGTCGACGGAGAACGCCCAGGCCAGGTACGGCAACACCGCGACCGGGCAAGTGTTCGGGTTGCACAGCTGCCGCAGTGGGATCGGTACGCGTTGAATCTCCGCGAGCGCCTGCGCTGCCTGGACCTCAAGCGACGTGGAGTTTTTCGGCACCAGCTGCTGTGCGCCCATTATTCTGCCCCCCGCGTGATCAGGACACCGGTGCAGTAGGGCGCCTGTTCTTCGGTAGCGACGATATCTACCCAGTCCTCCAGCACAACTTTGCGCACACCTTCAACGAACAACGCGGCGTGCAGGGCGGATTCCGACACTTCCATCGCAAGGCGTCGACGCTGATTAACGTAGGCCAGCAGGCTCTGCTCGGCCGCAGCAAGAATCGGTTCAGACTCGGGGCCGGTGCTCAGCAAGTAGAGCTTGGCTTTGACCTGGTAGCGGATAATCTCCGCGCCCTGGACCGTGAGGCGGTCGGCCACGGGGCGGCGGTCATCGTCACTTAGGTACTTCTTGACGACGGCGACCAGGTCGGCTGACGCGGTGCCGTCGCCGAGCAGGGCTTGGACGGTGACCACGGCTACAGCGGGCGACGGGCTTTCAGCGGTCGCGTCGGCAACTCGGCCGTCAGCGCCACGGGCGTGGAAAATGTAGCTCTGGCGCGGGCCGGCGGTGCTCAATCCCTCCCAGGCCATTTGCGCCCGTTCCCGCAGGCTGTCGTCGCTTTCCATAATCCGAGCGACTGGCGGGACAGCCATAGGCTTGGCTTCCTGAACCACCAGGCGCAGGACGTTGAAGTTGCCCGCGAGCTGGTCCAGGTCGGGGCCCTTGGCAAAGGCCAGCAGGTTCGCCATGGACGCTTCATTCACTCGCTGCCGCCAGATGGTTTCGCGGTAGGCGTTCTCTTGCAGCAGCTTGGTCAGCGGCTCCGATTCCAGCTCAAGGCGGGCGGCAATCTGCGCCTGTTCCTCGATCGGCCACAGGCTGATCATGTAAGCCTTGCGCTCGGCCAGGATCAGTTCGAAGTCGATCTGCTCGACAATCTGCGGCGCCGGGAGCTGGCTGAGGTCGATCGCGGCAAAGGAGTTCATACGCCACCACCCATTTGCAGAGGCACGCTCAAGCTCAACGGTTCATTGCTGTCGACGACGGAGCCTTCCAGCTCCAGTACCGACTGCCCTTGCAGGTTCGCGCCGAGGAACTGCACACGGCTCAGGCTGATACGGGGCTCCCAGCGCATAAGCGCCATGACTGTGCCCGCGTAGACACGCAGGCGCGTGGCGTCGTTGAAGGGATGGTCCACCAGCTCGGGCAGCAGGCTGCCGTATTCGCGGCGCATGATTCGGGTACCGATACGGGTGGTTAGGATGTCTTCGATGCTTTGGCCGATGTGGTCTAGATCGGTGATGGCGGCGCCAGTTTCTCGGTTCATGTCGGCACAGGCCTCCCGGACTGATCTTCGCCTTGCTTTACGCCAGAGGTCAGGTGATTGACCAGGCTGACACCCGCCGCGACCACGTCTTCTGAAACGTCTACTCGGCCAACTACGTTCTGATTGCCTGTTTGGTTGTAATCGCCCTGGTGATTGATCGGCCCGATGATGTTGATCCCGCCCTTGCTTACCACGCTGGTGGTTCCTCTGTCGGGCAGGGTGGCGTTCAGGTGATGTGCGACGCTGTCGTACTCAATCACCGCGCCGTCGGCGTAGGTGCGACGGTGCAGGCCGGCGCGGTTGCCGTTGGCGGGGATGTGGTCACTGAACAGACCGGTTACGACGATGCCGTTGGCAAGCTGGCCGGATGGACTGAACAGGATTACCTGTTCGTCGACGGTGGGCGGGTCCCATTCTTGGTCGGCGCCCGCGCGCAGGGCGAGCCACGGCAACCAGGCGGTAGTCAGCGTTCCGGTTTTTACCTGCACACGCGGGGGCACCATCTGCACGGCGGCGATGACGCCGAAGCGGATGAGATTTTCGAGCATGCGGGAGAGGGCGGCGAAGTCGTTCATGGCGCCGATGGTGGCGTTGCGCGTGCGAGAGCGCAGCTTCCTTACCTTGTAGCGAGCTTGCTTACAGAGCAGTAGAGTACGTAACTGATCCGCCGGAAAAAAGCCGCGCTCTTGTCGCTCTATAATCGTTAAGGGAATGTCATGAAATACGTGCCTCCATCGGTGAAAGAAACAGCATTTAACTGTCCGCACTGCGGCGCATTTGCTCAACAATTCTGGAATTCAGTGTATTTGGATCTGAATAGTGATGAGCATCCAATGCCTGGCGTTTACACGCAGCAAGATTATGATGCGCTAGAGTTTGCCGCTAATGACAACTCACAAGAGCGAAGGGATATTGAGGAGTGGCTGGCTGAAATGATTGTGGGTGTTCCGTTCATTGAGGTAAACAGCAGTTCTACACTTTCCAGAAGGAAGCTTTCTAACTGTAATGTTAGTGTTTGTTATAATTGTGATCGGCCTTCGGTGTGGGTACATGACAACTTGTCGTATCCGATAGTTGGTAATGTGTTGGCTCCAAATCCTGATATGCCTGACGATATCAAACGCGACTATTCAGAGGCTGGTTCTATATTGAATCAGTCTCCAAGAGGAGCCGCAGCTTTGTTAAGACTTGCAATACAGAAGCTATGCAAAGAATTGGGGCAGCCTGGGGAAAATATAAATTCTGACATTAAAGCACTTGTTGCGGCAGGGTTGGATAAGCGCGTTCAGCAGGCGCTGGATGCTGTAAGGGTGATAGGTAATTCGGCTGTTCATCCCGGGAAAATAGACATAAGAGATGATCGCGCAACTGCTGAGTCATTGTTCAGGCTTATTAACTTGATTGTGGATAAAACCATATCTGAGCCCAAACATGTTCAAGAGGTGTATGATTCTTTGCCTGGGAATTTGCTTGAGGCGATTACTAATAGAGATGCCACTAAATCTTAGTGAGTTACTTTGCTAAGTGATTCAATAATTCGTCGCGGATCAAATCTAGGTCCGCTTCGGTGAGACCCAAAATCTCGCGCTGTACATAATGCACATCGGGAGCACCGCGCGCAGCGCGGTCTTTCAAACCGAACTGGTGAACCCTCGCAATCCGAGCAATGCGTCCGGTGAAGCCGACTGTCACGGCATTACTATCGCCACTTACTTTTAAATACGACGCGGTCCGCAGCTTCTTGAACATCGCTAACTTTCGTCGAATCCGACCCTGCTTTCCGCGCAGGTTTCGCTGCTTACGTGGCGCAAACTTGCTCCCGTCCGGGTTTTCCTGCGCTATCACGCGCTTCTGCTGACTGCGGCGCAGCTCCTGGCCAATGTTCCGTGCCAGTTTGCTGCGCTCCGTCGGTTCCAGCCGATCCAGCAGCACCGCCGCCCAGGTCTCCAGGGCTTCTAGGTTATTCGCCACTTGGCACTCTCCACTCACTGGTAGTGCCCTGGGCCCCCGGCTTCCAGTTTGGATCTAGGTAGCCAGCCACATACTGCGGTTCGTTTGGGTGCTTCACGGTGGTGTTGCCCTGGTCATCCTCCCCCACGACAACACGCTCCGTCAGTTGCAGGGTAATGCTGAGGTCCACCTTGTTCTTGTCCAGGATGTCGGCTTCGAACTGGATGCCGTCTTTGACCTTTTCGAGGTTTTCCAGCAGCTCGGACTGGTTGACGCTCAGCCAACCTAGGATCGGCAGGATTACGCTGTCGGGATGACCGGCGAACTCGGTGAGGATGATCTGCAGATCAAAGCTGTATTCAAAGGACAGCGTGCGGGCAGCAGTGCAGCGGACCTTGCCGTTGTCGATGAAAATCAACAGGCGGTCAGGGTTGTGTTTGAACTCGGCGACGGTGGCCAGGAGGTGGGAGCGCAGGCTTTCCGGCTTATTCATGGGTTGGCCTGCTGATGTTTGAAGACCATGTCGACCTGTGCCGCGCAGTCAGCCCAGGCGGCTTCGGCGCGGTCTTCGTCGGTCAGTAGGTCACCGTTTTTGAGGGGGCTGGTCGCTGGCAGGTGGCACGGCACCACGGCCGGACAGCCAGTCACGATAAGCGGCGGCGCCGGTGAGGGCGGGGCGCTCGCGCAGCCGGCGAGCAGCGTCAGGCAAAGACTGATCAGTCCATTTCCGAAGTTCGTCATTTTCACGTTTCAGCTCCTCTATTGTTCGCTCGCGTGTGGCGAGGCTTTGGCGCAGCTGATCCTGCTGGGCATGCAGGGTGCTCTGTGCATTGCGTTCCTGTTTCAGGCTGTCGGCGAGGGTGTTGGCGGTTTTCAGGTTGCGATCGGCGTCATCGCGGGCGGTCTTGGCCGCATCTTGCGCCCGGTCGGTTTTGCCTTCAGCGACGTCGATGCGTGTTTCTTGGACCCAGATCAACAGCACCAGGGCGCCGAGCAAGGCGAGGCCATACAGGGCCTGGCGCAACGTGCTCACGCGCGGTACCAGCCGAGCTTGTTCATGTCGGCGGTATCGAGCTGTTTGATCGGGCCGCGCACGATTACGGCCCGTGCGCCGTTCATGATCTGGATGGCTTCGGCCAACAACTCCATATCGCTTTGTTCGGTCGACTCCGGTACCACCAGCAGGTCACCGTCCCTTACCCGCAGCTTTTTCAGCGCTTTGAAGTCGATCATGCCGCCACCCCTTTGCCACACTCGCAGGCGGCGTGCCGCTCGTAGGCGCGCTGGAGCTTGGTGTCGTAGAGGTTCCGCAAATAATCCGGCCCGTTGTAGAGCCTGGCGAACTCGGCCCATTTGCGACCCTTCAGCGCCTTGTGCAGCACCGGGTCGGTTTCGATGAAGCGGGTGAAGGCGTCGAGCTGCTGCGATTCGCCGGCAGCCATAGCCGCGACGAAGGCCTGCACGCTGGCGTAGCCGAGGCGCTTCCAATGAAAGCCCATGATCTGGAAAGCTCCCCAGGAAGCCGACTCCAGGGCGGCCGTGTCGTCGATCAGGCGGGCCATGGCCAGGCGCTGGTGTTCGGAGGTACCGCCGATGTAACCGCCGGGCTTAGGGTTAACCAGGGCCGGGTTGGCGATGGCGAGCTGGTCAGCGTGACGCTTGAGTTCGGTAACGTCATCGCCGGCATGTCGAGGCGTGGCGAGCTGGCGGTACATAATGTGTCGTTCGAACAGGATCACTGGCTTGCCATTGTCGAGGAAGCCCTTGCCCTTGGATTCCACCTCGTTGACCGCGTAGATGCTCGCCAACGGAACGTCGAGGCGTTCGGCAGCGGCCACTAGGTCATTGTTGCGCAGCAGCTGGGCGCAGTCGCCACCCGCCAGGCTGGTTTGGGTCTTGCTACCGGCAATGCCGTCGGCGACCAGTCCGACTTTGACCTGGTAGGCGCGGACGGCAGCTTCGGTGGTGTCGTCGTAGTGTCCATCCGGCACCAGGTTGGCGCCCTGCTTGTTGAGGTTCTTTTGCAGCATCAGCACCGCTTGCGAGCGGTCGCCATGGCGAAGGGTGGTGGTCATGCGCTGGGCCTCAATAGGGCGGCGACGTTGCCGCGTGAGCGGAAAATCAGGATGCAGAGCAGCACGATGGCAGCGGCCTGCCCGAGGCTGGTGGGCTGGCGCTCCAGCAGGATCTCCAGACCGCAGATGCACAACGTGCCGCCAAACAGGCTTGCCAGCAGTGAGATGCTGCGCCGGTACCGCGCATCGCCTCGGGTGTAGCAGGCCAGGCGCAGGGCACTCAGTAGGTAGGCGATCGCCGCGATCAACTGCACGGCTAGTTCGATGTTCGGCATATCAGGTGCCCCCTCTGATGCGACGCCATATGTCCCAGATGTCCGCTTTTTCCACCCACACCATCAGCTTGATGCTGATCGGGATGACCACCAGGGCACAGAGAAATGCACTGCCGCCGCTGGTGATAAACGGAATTACCTGTAATGCCATGGGCGCAAACAGGTAACCCACGCCGGCCGACAGGAACAGTGAGCCCAGCCGCTGCCAGACTTTGAGGTCGCGCTTGGTACTGGTAACCAGCCAGGCGCCGAGGATGGCGCCGAATAGCGCTCCGTCGTCGATAACGGGCGTTACGGTGGACAAGCCCAAACCAATGAGCAGGCCAGTCACAACGCTGGAAGTCGGATCAGCCATGGTGTGGTTTTCCTTGGATGCAGGGGGTCAGTTCCATAGCTGCACCATCTGCCGCTGGGGCGCGGTGGTTTGGGCTTCGGGCATGTTGACGACAAGGCCTTGCGGCAGGATCGGGCCGTGGTCGGCCAGGCCGGGGTTGGCTTCAAGCACGGCCTCGGTGACGCCGGCAGTGCGCCCGTAGAACCGCCAGCAGAGGGCGTCGACGGTGTCGTTTTGATTGGTGCGGACGGCGACGGGCATCAGATCAGCTCCACGGTGGTGCGGCTGATCCCGAGGAAGTCACGGACGGCCCAGCGCAGGTCGCGGCGATAGTCGTCGATGGTTGGTGTGGTTTCTTCGGCTTTGTCGCTGCCGGTATTGGTGGCGCTGTAGTCGCGGTACCGCTCGCAGACTTCGGCGCCGGTACCGGCCTCGATCGCACGGCGGTACAGGTGGGCCTGGACCGAAACGTCGTTGATCTTGTCGTCGGGCACATCGGCCAAAGTTGCGTGGCCGGCAGCCTGTTGTGTGGCCTTCCAGGACTTCAGTTCACGGTTGAGGTTGATGGCTGCGGCGATTACGGCAGTTTCCAGGCGGGCTGGGGTTACGCTGTTGTCGATGCGCAGAGTGGCGCGCAGCTGCTCAAGATCGATTGAGGGCCAGAACGGGTCGGTGTTGATATGGCCGCCGGTGACTGGGCCGCTGGCTACAAATGCGCTCATGGAACGGCACTCAAAAATAGATCGCCGGTGGTCGGGGCTTCACGTTCAGGAGGAGCGGCCTGGCCGATCCGCCCCGAGCCGGCGGGGTGCGTGGGGACGCTCGGTTAGCTGCCAGTGGCAGCGTGTTTTTTCAGGAGGCGCTCGGCGCTGTCCAAATCCTTCTTGCCGCCGCAACCGTCGTGCAGCTCGATCGCCCGCTTGAGCAGGTCGATACCGGCCTGAATCTGTCCAGGCTGGCCGGGTTCCTCGGCGGTAATGCCATCCAATGTCGCGCGGCCGGTTGCCAGGTACAGCTTGGCGCGGGCCTGGTCGGGCATGTCTTCGGCGTCGGTCAGCTCAACAGTGCGGTGCAAGATGCTCAGGTCGAAAGTGCCGTTGGCCTTTTGAGCCTTCAGTGCTGCGGTGGCGATTTCTTCCGCCACCAGGCAACCGGTGGTGCGTTCGAAACGGTCCGGCATGATCAGCTTGTGCTTGAGCACGTAGTCGGCAATATCCAAGGCGCCACTGTAGTCCTCGACGTCGACGCGCCAGATCATGACGGTAGTCATTACGTCGTCCTGGGCGCCGTTGCCAGCCTGAAGCACACCCTCGACATAGGGGATGTACTCAGGCAGCAGTTGCAGCTTGAGCGCGGCCTTGCCCTCATTGGACTGGATGGCTTTCAAGCGCAGCCTGTCCTGCAGCAACTGATTCAGTTGATGCTCGTAAGCAGTGGCCCCCGCCATTGATTGCTGCGGTGCCGTCTTCGCTGCCTCCATAGCCGCGCGTGCGCGGCGCTGGTGGGCTTGGGCGATGCTGAGTGCCATGGGGTCAACCCTCGCTGCCGGCTTCTTCAACTGGGGTGATGTTTTCCAGCAGGCAACCAAGGCCGTATTCCTCGACCACATAGGCCTCGTTCGACGATTCGAAGTTGCTGACGCGGTTCCACTCCGGCTCCTCTTTGAGGTAGCGGCGGCGCCCACCGATCTGCCAGTACACCGACAGGTTGGCGAAGGTGGTGATGAGGATGGTGCCTTCCGGGATATACGGCACTTCGTACAGCGGCAGTCCACCGACGCGGCGTTGCGAGATGATCAGATCGCTCGCCAGGGTGTTGGTAGCGTCCTGGTCCTTGTTGACCAGGGCCAGGAACTTGTCGTGTACAAGCTCGCGGCCGGTCAGTACCACCAAGCCAGGGTTACGGCGGTACCAAGGGTCGAGCAACTGAATGGCGTCATAGACCAGGGCGTCGATGTTCTTGAAGTCGCCGGTTTTACCAATGGTGATCTTGCCGGCGACAGCACCTTCTTTCAGCACGCGGTCAGGCGCGTGAGTGCGGTACTGCTGGAGCCAACCGATGTTGACGTCTTCCAGCAACGGGTGCGCGGTGCGGTCGGTTTGTTCGGCGGCCGAAGTACCGTAGAAACCGATTTGGATACGGTCGAGCGCCTGACGTTGGGCAATTGCACTGGCCAGGCGAGTCTGGAAGTCAGGGAACTTCGCCCATGCGTCGAGCTGCTTGTAACTGACGTAGGTGTCAAAGTCGGTCTGCTCAGCCCGGTATTTGTCGCTGGACAGGGTGCCAATGCTGCTTGGTTCACGCTTCTTGACCTTGGTGTTGGTGCGGCTGGCAACGGTGCCGCCGACGCCTAAACCGACCTTTTCGCCTTCCTGTTCGTCGACGCCGATGACGTTGACTTTGGTCAGGAACTCGCTCGATTCCTGAATCTTGGTTTCCAGTCGCTGCTGGATAGTCGGGTCCACGCTGAACGTGGCGGTGGCTGATTCGACGCCGTTGATCTGTGCCACCTGGGCGAGGTAGCCGGTGAAGAGTTTTCGAGTGTCGTTACGCATGGGTGTCTCCGATAGGGGCTGGGCGGTTGAGGCCGCAGGTCAGAATTCAGCCAGGGCTTGTTTGCCGCCGCCGGTTACCGGTGGGCGCTGGGTTTGGGAATGGTCTTGTGTGTTGCCGAGGGTCGTTTTCAGCTCGATCAGGTCTTTGCTGAGCTGCTCGACCTTGGTGTTCAGTTCACCGGAGAATTTCTTCTCGGCGGCGATTTGATCCGGCAGGTCTTTAACGTGGTCGGCAATCGCTTCGACGGCCTGGCCGATCTGGGCGAACTCTGCATCGTCCTTCGCCTGTTTGCCGCCCAGCAGCGCCTGAACCTTGCTGAAAAGCTGGGCTCCGAGGCCGGGCTTGTCTTCGACTTCTTCAAACTGCAGTTCGGTTTCAACGGCCTCCGTGAACATCGACGTCGCCGAGTAGTGGCGGTCTTTGAATGGGCTGGACTCTGGCTTCTGCGCCGAGAAGGACAGCACGTCGGTGCCCAGGCTGGCCGGGGAATCGGTCACCGCCAGGCCGACGATGTACGCCTCGCCCGTATCCGAGAAGCTGTCGTCGATTTCGATTGAGGTGTAAATCTTCTGCTTAGCCTTGTTCATGGCGATCAGATCGGGCGTCGGCTCAACCTGGGCGAACAGGGCCAGCTTCTTCTGGCCGTTGATTTCCACTTCTTCGGTCTTGACCGCGAGCACGTCACCGTAGGCCTTGAAAGGGCTGTCGGGCAGCAGGCTACGGAAGTGCTCCAGCCAGATGCGAGCACCATAGGTGGCTGGATTGAAGTTCTTCGCCGCCTGTTCCAGCCAGCTGCGTTTGATGGTGCGCTTGTCAGAGGTAGCGCCCTCGACGGCGACGCGGAACCAATTGCTGCGAAATTTCTTCATGCCGTGAATCCTCAATGCGTTGGGCGCTAAGTGCGTTGCAATGAGGGGCATGGTCGTGACGCGCGCGAGTTGCGGCAACGGGAGGGGATTGTATAGGGCAAGGCTACAAGGGGCGGTGCTACTGACTCGCAGGCCAGGGCGGCAGCATCGCGGCCATGACTACGACGGAACTACTCCCCATCGATCCCCGGCGCCAATCCAAGTTCCTCTATTGGATGGGTTGGCGTATCTGCGAGATCGCCGAGGCTACGGGCGAAAAGGAAAAAACGCTACACAGCTGGAAGGCCCGCGACGAGTGGGACCGGGCGGACAACGTCGAGCGGATCGGCGGGGCACTGGAAGCGCGGCTGGTGCAACTGATCCTCAAGGAAGGTAAGAGCGGCGGCGACTTCAAAGAGATTGACCTGTTGCACCGGCAGTTGGAGCGTCAGGCGCGCATTCAGCGCTTCCAGGGCGGCGGTACCGAAACTGAACTCAACCCCAACCTCGCCAAGCGCAATGAAGGACCGAAGAAAAAAACGCCGAAAAACGACATCAGCGAAGATCAGATCGAGCTGCTGCGTGAAGCGTTTATCGACGGGTGCTTCGACTACCAGAAAGATTGGTACCGAGCGGGCAACCAGCGCACCCGGGTTATCCTCAAAAGCAGGCAGATCGGGGCCACTTATTACTTTGCCCGAGAGGCATTCATTGATGCGCTGGAGACCGGGCGCAATCAGATATTCCTGTCGGCTTCGAAGAACCAGGCGTACCTGTTTCGCGGGTACATCCAAGCGTTTGCCCGCGAGGTCATCGGCGTCGAGCTGACCGGTGATCCCATCGTTCTGCCGAACGGCGCCGAGCTGTTTTTCCTCGGTACCAACGCGCGCACCGCCCAGGGCTATCACGGCAATTTCTACTTCGACGAATTCTTCTGGACGTTTAAGTTTGAGGAGCTGAACAAAGTCGCGTCGGGAATGGCGATGCACAAAAAGTGGCGCAAAACCTACTTTTCGACGCCATCGACGATGGCCCATGAGGCCTACACCTTCTGGACGGGCGAGCGCTTCAACAAGGGCAAGCCGGCCGCGCAACACACCAAAGTCGACGTATCCCATGGGGCACTCCAGCAGGGCCGGTTCTGTGAGGACCGGTTGTGGCGGCAAATCGTCACCATCCTCGACGCGGAGCAGGGCGGTTGCGACCTGTTCGACATTGAAGAACTGCGGCGGGAGTACAGCCCCGAGGCGTTCGCCAACCTGCTCATGTGCGAATTCGTCGACGACGGAGCGAGCATCTTCCCGCTGACGGTGTTGCAGCCTTGCATGGTCGACAGTTGGGTCGAGTGGGCAGAGGACTACAAGCCGTTTGCCATGCGGCCGTTCGGCGACCGCCAGGTGTGGGTTGGTTACGACCCGGCGGAAACCGGCGACTGCTCGGGCATGGTGGTGGTCGCGCCTCCGCTGGTACCGGGGGGCAAGTTCAGGGTGCTGGAGCGGCATCAGTTTCGCGGCATGGACTTCGCGGCGCAGGCCAGCTTCATCAAATCTGTATGCGACCGCTACTGGGTGACGTACATCGGGATCGATGTCACCGGCCTGGGCAGCGGCGTGGCGCAGCTGGTGCGCCAATTCTTCCCCAACGTCACCACGTTCAGCTACTCGCCCGAGGTCAAGACCCGCCTGGTGCTGAAGGCCTACGACGTCATCCACCGGGGCCGGCTGGAGTTCGACGCCGGCTGGACAGACATGGCGCAGTCGCTGATGGCGATCCGCAAAACCATCACTGCGGGCGGTCGCCAATTCACCTACACCGCTGGCCGCAACGACAACACCGGCCACGCCGACCTGGCATGGGCGCTCTTTCACGCATTGCACAACGAACCGCTGGAGGGGCAGACCACTGCCAACACCGGGCGGATGGAGATTTTTTGATGTCGAACCGCCGCAGAAATACCAAGCAAGTGGCTCAGGCTTCCACGGTTGCAACGCAGGAATTTATTCCGCGCAGTGACAGCAAGATGGAGGCGTTCAGTTTTGGCGAGCCGTCCCCAGTGTTGAGTGGCCGGGAGGTGTTTGATTATCTGGAGTGCTGGTTTAACGGGCGTTGGTACGAGCCGCCGCTGTCGCTGGACGGTCTGGCACGGTCCGTGGGTTCCAGCGTGCACCTTCATTCGGGTCTGATGTTCAAGCGCAATTTGCTGAGCAAAACCTTCATTCCACACCGGCTGCTGTCGCGGGCAGCGTTCGAACAGTTCGCTCTGGACTTCCTCTGCCTGGGTAACGGCTATCTGGAAGGTCGGCGCTCGATGCTCGGCCCGGTGCGCGAGCTCGTACCGCCGCTGGCGAAGTACATGCGCTCGGGTAAGGACGGCCGGCAGTTCATGGTCCAGGGCTGGAAGGAGGAGCATCAATTTGAACCGGGCACCGTTTTTCATCTGCGGGAAGCGGATCTGCACCAGGAGGTGTATGGCTTGCCCGAGTGGATCAGCGCCTTGCAGTCGGCGTTGCTGAATGAATCGGCCACGCTGTTTCGCCGCAAGTATTACGAGAACGGCAGCCATGCCGGCTTCATCCTCTACATGACCGACGCCGCGCAGAACGAGGCGGACGTTGATTCCCTACGCAAGGCGCTGAAGGACTCCAAGGGGCCTGGCAACTTCCGCAACTTGTTCGTGTACTCGCCGAACGGCAAAAAGGACGGGTTGCAGATCATCCCGGTAAGCGAAGTGACGGCCAAGGATGAATTCAACTCGATCAAAAACCAGACCCGCGACGACGTGTTGGCCAGCTTACGCATTCCGCCGCAGCTGATGGGTATCGTGCCGCAGAACGCGGGCGGGTTTGGATCAATCAGGGAAGCGGCGCAAATTTATGCTGCCAATGAACTGGAGCCGATTCAGGCGCGCATGGCGCAAGTGAATGAATGGCTCGGGGAGGAGGTAGTGCGCTTCAAGCCCTATGAGATTCCCGTAGGGGCCTAAAACCCCCCTGCGCAGTAAACGAGGCGACGAGCTGGTGCGCTAACACCCGCTCGACGCTGAATCACTCGAACACGCCGAGTGCTCCAACCAAGGCCTCGCCCCACTGCGCAGGGGGTGCGAAGCCTAAGCGAATCCAATTTTCAAAACAAGGATCACTTATGAGCACACCAATAATCCCCTGGATGGGCGGCAAGCGTCGCCTGGCAGATCGTCTTATTCCGCTGTTCCCACCCCATGAATGCTACGTCGAGGTATTTGCCGGCGGCGCCGCGCTTTACTTCCTGCGGCCCCAGGCCGCGCCGGTTGAAGTCCTCAATGACATCAACGGCGATCTGGTGACTCTGTATCGCGTGGTGCAGAACCACTTAGAAGAGTTCGTGCGCCAGTTCAAGTGGGCGCTCAGCTCGCGCCAGGTGTTCGAATGGCAGAAGATGACCAGGCCGGAAACTCTCACCGACATTCAACGAGCTGCACGATTTTTCTATCTGCAGCACCATGCGTTTGCGGGGAAGGTAAGCGGGCAGACGTTCGGCACAGCCACTACAGGGCCTGCGATCAACCTGCTGCGGATCGAGGAGAACCTATCTGCCGCGTGGCAGCGCCTCTCCGGGACCTATGTTGAGAACCTGGGCTGGCTGGAGTGCGCGGAGCGGTACGACCGGCCGCATACCTTCCATTATATGGATCCGCCTTACTGGCAGACCGCCGGCTATGGCGTGGACTTCCCCTTTGAAAACTATGAGCGGATGGCTGATTTCATGCGGCGTTGCAAGGGTAAGGTGATGGTCAGTATTAACGACCATCCCGATATCCGGCGCGTGTTTGAAGGGTTTCACTTTGAGACGGTGGACATCCGTTACAGCACGGCGAATCAGCGGCAGGGGAAAGCCGAGGTAAGCGGAGAGCTGGTGATTATGAATTGGGCGCCAGAGGCGCTTGGGATGTTGTTCTGAATCAAGAGGGGAAGCGGGTATGAGTCCATACCCGCGTAACCAAGCTGCTGCGCGGGCCAGCGGCTTGCTACTTCTTCACAGGGCCACCCCTGTATGCTTTTCGAGTTGCTGCTTGACCAACCCCTTCGCTAATTGGCCCAGTAGGTCGAACGTGAAACCGCCTGCTTTTAAAGCTCCTTCTTTAGTCATCTTCCAGATTTTTTCGTCCCTTACCGAGTCCGCGAAATCGTGCCCGGCTGGTGTCAGCCCCGAAAAAATATATAAGCCTCCTGCATTACCCGGTATCTCAAAAAACCTGCTTTGGATAGCTAATCTGAGGTGGTATTCGACTTGGGCAGCGGTGAATCCTTCAATCACCATATGGCGGTTAAAGTCTTCGTATTCAATCAGACTATTCGGTCCCTGATGGTCCTTCTCGACCTCAAGCACCACAAGCCTCATCAGGTCCATGTCTCTTTGCATGTGTGGCTCCTTACGTCGTTTTGTGCTTCGCTCAATACCGAGCGTCTCTTGATACCATAACGCTAGCACCATGGCTGAGATCTCCGTTGGCAATTGGGATCTAAGACGCTGGCTGAATTAAATCGGCATCCTTGTTCCTTACATTTCCCACGGCGCTGCTGACCTTGAACCATTCAAAGGACTCGGCCGGCTCCCCCTGGTGCAACACTATCTGTTCGGCACGCTCTTTGGGCGTTGCCGGGTCCAGCCATTCGCGGGCAAGGTCCGGGGTTAGCACCACGGGCCTCCTGTCGTGAATGTCGACCATGCCGCCGGCACTGTCGGCGGTAATGATCACAAAGCCGTCATGCTCGCCTGGGCCTTCGTCGGCGTCTGGGAGTTGGCCGATAGCTGCGCACAAGATCGGCGCGCCGTCCCGCCTGCGGATCAGATAAGGCTGTTTCTTGGAGCCCCCTTCGTCCACCCATTCAAACCAATTATCAATCGGTGTTATTGCCCGGTGCGGCCAGATCGCACGGAAGAACGGGCCGTGTGCGACCTTCTCGACGCGTGCATTGATAGGCGCGGCACGGTCTTTCGCCCAATGTGGCCGCCACCCCCACCGTACCGGGTCTGCGTGCAACAGCTCACCCTGCATGTGCAGCAGCGCGACCTGAGTTGTTGGTGCAACGTTGTAGCGTTCGATGGGCTGGTCGCCCACAGAGTTTGCCAAAGCATTAGGCATGCTCAAGGCTGCTACAAAGTCATGTATCCCCCGATACTGCGACAGTCTTCCGCACATAATCGTCTCCGCTCGTCGGGGCTGATGAACAGCCTGGCTTGGTCAGTCTCTACAGGGTAGACACTGGCCACGAGTATTCGTCATGACGATCAACATTGACCAAATTAGCGCTATGGAGGCGTGGTTTGCGCTACGGAGCGATCCTTCGTTCATTTCCGCGACACCAGAGGAGCGCTATGAGACTCGTCTTGCCCTGGCAGATGATCTTAACGAGCGTTCAGTTATCGACAGCGGAGAGTGGCGGGAACTAGTCGAAGAAGCAGGGGCTGCCTACGCTGACGAGCTTGGCTGACGCGACGGTTTCCGTACAAATCCATCGCCGGAGCACGACACGCAATCCTCCCTCAACCCAAACCGGTCAAGGCATGTTGCGCATTGGGTGAATGAAGCGCACATCAGAAGCGGCCGCGTTTTCCTATACGAATCAAAATCGCGCGTCTCCAGGGCGATTTGCGCCAGGTCTACGAGCGTGCGATAGCAATCAGGGTCGTCGATGGCTGGATAAGTCACACCATTAACACTTTGTGCGGTTTGCACTAGATCGTACAGCTCCCCTGTAGGTGCAGTGAGCCGGAGACCTTTGAGAATCCATGCTTCTGTGCCGTTGCGAAACACCAAACGTGAGCCATGACTGTCGCCAAATACTTTACCGTCAAATCCATCCAGGCCAGGCCCATCAGCAGAATAATAGGTGTTGCTGACTATACGGCCTACGCACTCAGCCCCCGTTTGCGGCAGAACATCGTAATGGCCTCCATGCTGATACTGATCGGTTGAAGTGACCAATTCCTCCACGGCGTGCCAGTAGGCGGCATTGGCCTGCTCATCCATGTCCAGCTTCAACATCTCATCAATGACGCCGGCCTCGAGCATGTCACGGGTTTCCCAGTGGCACATAACCCGATACGCCTCTGGGTGAGACATGCGTTGATCATTGTTATCCAGGATTCTGCGCCACTTGGCCGTCCAAGCCTTTTTCAGTTCTTCGGGATTCATGCGCTTAGCCGCTTGTGTTTACTGTATGTGCATACAGTAATAGACGTTTGACCACTAGGCGACTTGAGGCGACGAGCTGTAGGAGAGAGGGAAATTCGGGTCAGAAAAAGTCAGCTGGGATAGATGAAAGTTTGCCTTTCAGCAGCATGAAAAAACCCATAAAAACATAGCATTTGCAGGGTGTCACGGCAAGCGAAAGCCTCTGCGCGGCCCAGTAAATACAGGGGGGGCGGCTCTGCACGGGCGCTATCCAGTGAGTTGCCGATGGTCAGAGGGATAGGCGAGTCACAGGCTGGGGTACAGGCGTGCCACATCGGGGCAGTGACGTGCTTCGGCACCTGGCGCGCGCCGTCGTCCCCCCACCTCGCCTGCGGGCTAAATTGGTCGTATTTTCTGCGCCCCTGCGAGTCACTTTCGGCGGTTCAGGCTGGGCGCTTGATTGGTGTTTTAGAAGGTGTGAGAACCTGCGGAACCCTGCGAGGGTAGCGGAATAACTGAAGGGATTTGGTGATGGTTATAGGCGTTTTCAGGAAAGGCGTCGGAAAAAAGTAATTAGGAAATATGGCTATAGGCAGTTGCCTGGGAGCCCCGGATTCATAGAGGTTCGTGAATTACTTGGGTAAGTTATTTTTAGTAATCCTCCAAGTAATATTTTTATCAATCCATTGATTTTAAAGGTTTTTATCATATTTGGATATTACCTTATGAAGAAGTAATTATATAACCTATATCTTACTTAGAAATTACCTTTCCGATTTACTCTCTAAGCCTCAGAAATCAAAGGCTACGGCCGATTTGGTGGCATCAATTCCTTCTCTTACCTTTTTCCGACGCCGAACCCAAAAAACGCAACCTTCATACACGCGGCGCCTGCGCGCGCTTCTCTATGCACTCATAACCAGCATGCGCGGATGACGTTTGCCGCCTGGATGCGCTTGTCAGTAGTGCTGGGGTTGTAGCGACAGAACCTTGAGGCACGACGTCAGCGTGGTGGTGTGTGTTCTTCGGTTGAGCCGCTGATTTTGAAGGGGAGACGAAAGTTGTAGGGGATTTTTGGGTATGACCTAGAGGTCTAGTATTTCGAGGTTTGTAGAAAAGGTCAGTTCTATCCGTTGTTGGGGACGGGGAAATGGTGGACGGAGGGATGTGATTTTTTGGGAATATCGGGAGGCTGAATTAGCTGGGCGATTGGCGCACAGTTTATATAGAGTATATTGGGTGTGGGAGGGAGGTGTGTTCTGTGTTCTCTAAGATTTTCTCAGTTTCAAAAAATAATGATTTCATCCTGTCGTAGTCTGAATTCTGTACCCCTCACTATCAAGTTTTAGTGGACAGTGAGGGGTAGTGGTTATTTTAGACCAATTTCCACTTTTTCAATTAGCTTATTAATTAGGGGGCCTGGACTTATCGCTACATGTTCAATAAATGATTTATCTGAGTGTCTGGCCGGTCGGCCGTTATAAGAGAGCTGCCTCATTGCTAATTGCATTAGGGATTTTCCGCGTAGCAGAGACATGTAGTTGTTAGTCAGCTCATCGAAATATTGCTGAGGGAACTCCTCTCCTTCTTCCAGTCTAGTGAGTAGTTGGTATTGGTTGCGATCATCCAGAACATTCTTAGGATGTAATTTGATAGATTCATCGCGTCCCGTAATAATCCGACTTAGAGCGATCGAGTACCACGCCAGGAACTCGTTAAGGTCGACTCCAAATTTCTGCTTCTCTATGTCTGACATATAAGAGTAAACGCGCCCATCCTGAAATACGTCATTTTCAATCGAGTAGCCTGAGGTGAAAAACAACTTATCAGATTGGTATTCTGGAGGTATGCCGGTAATTACCCAGGTGTCTTGATCCGCAATAAACATAACTTTGCAAGATTGAGGTATCTCGTGTAGGCGGTCAAAGATATTTAAAATGTTTTTTCTGCCGCCGACTGGTAAAACTGAAAGGCTTTCATCATAGAACTTCTCCTCTAATCGCTTATAAACAATTAGGTCGTCTTTGCCTTCTACGATTAAAGTAGGAAGGTTAGATCTTTTGAGAAGAGCAATTATTTCATCAACAGTAGGAGGGGTGTGATTGTTGTGAGGCATTATTCATCCCCCGTATCGCCGCGATCTATATCAAGATTCAGTTCTTTTTCAGGATATTTGCTGTAAATAAAAGGGGAGTGTGTTGCGATTATGAATTGGTTGGTTGAGTTTTGACGGCTAAGGATTGTAAATAATTGACGCTGCCAATCTACATGAAGGCTCAACTCGGGTTCGTCAATAAATATAACGCTGTTGCTATAAAAAGCGTTATAGCAAAGAAAGCTCAGCATTTGCTTCTCACCAGCCGAAAGCTCGTCTGAGTGCACCGCGCTAGCAGCGTCGCCAAAATTGATGCGTGAATCGATTTTGATGCCTACATGCTTGAATAGCTTTTCTACTACTACACGTAGTTCCTCGATAGGTGTCATAATTTCAAAGCGTTTTGTTTCCATCCCTTGTACTTTACTTTTTACTTCTGCCAGCACTGCGCTCGCTGTGCTCGACTGAACTTTTTCTACAGTATCGCTTTCGTATGCTCTAATTCGTTCTATAATCTCTTGAGACGTGTTTTCTTGAAATTCATTGTATATTTGTGATAGGTCGGCATACTTGCGAAGAAGCATCTCAACGATGTCAGAAGACGAAATCGACGTTACAAAAGTATGTTGTGCATTTGTAATTTTCTTGGATAAAACGTTTAGTGCTTCTTCAACATCTCCCTTGTTTCGATTAAGCCGCCCAAATGCCGTTCTTGCTGGGCGAATAGAAAAACCTCCCTCGATGCGTCTGAAAGTTGGAAGGAATACTGAGCTTCCCATATCCATCAAAGTTGCGTTCGCTTCATCCTCCGCATTTCGAAAGATATCACCATCCTCATCTACTAAGTCTTCATATGTATAACTAAGATCATCGACAGTTAGTGTAACAGTGCATGTTGCTCTACTGACTTTGGAGACCGTGCAGCTGTAAATGTCTGTGACGAGTGTCGCTTTGGTGAAATTTATTTCTCTCAGTGCATGCTGTAGATTGCCACTGATGATGTACCACATTAATTTCATGACGCTTGTCTTACCTGCACCATTGCGCCCGGTAATTATATTCATGTCTTCATTAAAGGTTTTTAGAATTGATTTAGATCTTCCGAATAGTCCATTCACTTCAAAACTGATTATTTTCAA